ATGATCCGGGAACGCCGTTTCTATCGCGGCGGGGATAATCCGGGCCAGATATATGCCGCTGATTGCAAGCCCGTTTATATCCATCGCGGCGACCATGGTGAAATCGAAGCTGTTTGCATTGCTTCCAATCATCGCGACATTTGACCGCAAGCGATAGCCACGCTATAAACGCGTGGCTATATCGTGCGATCATCCCGATTGCGTAACTTGGAGAACGAACACAATGCGCAAGGGTTTTCGAGTGACATACGATATCGTAACGCCAGAGAGTGCAGAGCATGGCGATTATGCCGAGATTGGCTATGTGCTGCCCGGTGGTTGGCATTATGACATTGAAACTGTCATGGCCAACAGGGACAGGGAACCTATCGGCTCATATGACATGAGCCTTGGAGAGGCACTGAGCCTGATTGGTTGCGTGGAGCATGACGGCCATTGCTATTCCGAAACTGATGGCAGGGTGGATTATAAGACTGGAGCGGAAACACGCTATACGCTTCACCTCCCGGAGAATATCACGAACGCTAGCCGCAAGCGCGTGCATAGGCTGTTGAAATCGGAGCGGCGGATTTAATTGCGAGTTAATGCCGTTGCGTTTAAACGCGCAACGGCATTGCCGCGCAATTCTGCGCAACTTGGAGAGAACCTATGACCGCTAAAATTATCGTTGGATATGTCGGAAAACCGATAAAGGACGGCATGGCGACGGACAGTCTGTCACGGCGCGAATTGACCACGTTCGATGGCGTGGTGCTCGGAACGTGTTTCCTGTCCAAGGGGTGGTCGATGCCGCGATCCTTCACCGGGTCAACCATGTACCAGATATATGCCCGCATTAATGGGCGGGATTATACCGGGCGGGGGTTTGGGGAAAACATGAGCGTGGTGCTACGTGAGACTGCGGAAAGCAAAAGGCAGCACTTGACAACGGATTAATGCGCAATTAATCTGTACAAGTCGAAACCAAAACCTGGAGACAGAACACATGAATAAGACACGCCAAAAGCAAATCGACAAGGCAATATCCTTGCTGGAAGAGGCAAAGGACTTGCTCGATACCGCCCAAACGGAAGAGCAGGAATTTTTCGACAATATGTCGGAAAAGGTACAGGAAAGCGAAAAAGGCGAAAAGGCGAGCGAAGCGGCTAACGCATTGCAGGAAGCAGTGGACTATTGCGACCAAGCAATTGATGGCTGCAATACCGCGAAAGGCGACGAAGAGTAAACCATGACAACAACAACCGACCAGAACTCCGTCCCGCAATTCGCCGTCACCACCGGCAACCTTGCGGACGGGCACACATTCTATGGACCCTTCCCCGACCGTGATGCGGCGCTGATATGGGCAGAACGGAACCGGGCTGCCGCCCCGTGGAAAGACTGGCTGATTATCCGGCTGGAAAGCGAAGTGGAGCCAGTCTGATTGCGAGCTATTGACCACGCGTTTAAACGCGCGTGGTCAATGTCGCGCAATCCCGAATGCGTTTAAACAATGCGAATGCGTTAGCAATGATGGTATCCCAGTGGGGGTTGACAACGTGTACGAGGTGTGCTATGCTATACCTGTACGTGAGAGTTCACGTACGGGCTGTTTGACAACTTGGAGAGAGAACCCATCATGTTTAACATGAATGCGAAGGTCGTAATGTACTACGGCGTGGATTATGATTATCGCGACCATATGAACTCTGGTCTGGATTGGGCTGGTCGGAGAGAGTGGAAAGAAACGCGGCGGCAAGCGTACAGGGAACTCAAAGCGCTAGGCTTCAAAGGTACAACCCTGAACGCCAAGGATAAGGCGATAGCTGACATCTACGCCAAGGTATGGAATGCGAAATATAAGAGCGCTCCAATCCTTGGGAAGCTGAAAGTTTACGAATACAGCTATCTCTGATTGGCGAGTTAGTGCCGTTGCGTTTAAACACGCAACGGCGCTGCCGCGCCAATAACGGCGCAACTTGGAGAGAACCTATGCGAAACGCTAAAGCATCCCGCAACACCTACCCCCGGCTGGAAGCGCGTCACTTCTGGTTTGTGGCAACCACGCTAGCCGATATGAAGCATTGCGTCACTCATGAGGCATGGCGCGCGATGGCAGAGCATTTCGTCAAGGAATGCGCGCGTAATGCAGCTATCGACCGCAACGGGAACAAGAATTTCAAAGAGAACCTATTCCGGCAGGCTTGCGGACTGGATTGATACGCTTTAGCCGCCGCGTTTAAACAACGCGGCGGCTAATGCGTGTCAATCGGCACGGGGACTTGACAACGGATTAATGTGCAATTAATCTGGACAAGTCGAAACCAAAACTTGGAGAGAACCTAATGGCACTCATTCTGAACCCTGCTCACTATCGCATTATCGGCACTGGTATGCCGGTTGCGCGATATAACGTCGAAAGCCTGTTAGACGCTGGTGCGATTGAATGCGCAATGGCCAATGGGCGGTGGTGGGCGATCCGCCGCAATGGCGCAACGCAGCGCTGGAAGAAAGATACCAGCCGCATTCGCATTCCGTTCAAGATGGGACTGAAAGGATACGGCGCGATTACGGAAAGCGATTTCATCAAAGGTTAGTGAGCTAGTGCCACGCGTGGTTTAAACGCGTGGCACTGTCGCACTAATTCTAGTGCAACTTGGAGAGAACCTATGCAGAAATACCGTTCCGATACCAGTGAAACACAAGCGGATGGCGCGGTCGTATGGCATGCAAATTGGATGGGTGGTCCGTCATTGGCGCGGATTGACAATTGCAGACTGGAGAACCTGCAAGGGGATATGCGCCGTACCGTTTACATCATTGGCGAGCCTGATACGTTTTTCAGCGTGCCAGCCGTATGCAAGCTGAGTGGTTGTCGCGTGCGTGGCTATGTGACAACCGATGACGATAGGAACCTAGTGTTCCGGCATTGCTACTATTGATACACTTTAGCCGCCGCGTTTAAACAATGCGGCGGCTAATGCGTGTCAATGGTGGCACAACTTGGAGAGAACCCATGTATGATTACGGCATATATCATGAGCGTGGCTATTTCAGCGTATGGCGGCTGAAACAGTATAGCGGTGACCGATGGTGCTGGCTATCAGACCATAGGACACGCGCAAGCGCACAAGCCGCCATCTATCGGTACCGCAAACGTAGAGAGAACCTATGATCGCAAGGGAAAGGATTGCGCTCGCATTGAAAAATGCGGGCGCGAATGGCTTAACGGTGGCGCAAATCGAAGCGCTGCTATATGGCGATAGAGAAGACGGTGGCCCCGAGGATACACGCAACAATATCCGCGTGTTCATGTACCAGCTAAGACAGGCAGGGTTCCCGCTGGAGCGCGTCATCACCTACAGAGTGAAGCCCAGACGCTAGAGAATTCATCGCGTTTAAACCATGGAGAACACATGATAATCAAAATTGAGTTTGGGGACGATCCGCCTATTAAGGAACCCATCCCGTTGACAACACAGACCGCGCGCAATGATTATGCGCGCGGCTATGCTTTGGGGCAGGGGCATAGATACCGCGCGGAACCTCATCCGGTTGTGGACGCTTTCACACTCGGTTATTCTGAGGGATTGAAAGGCATTAAAAATCGCTTGGAGGATTAGAGTGACACAACATACACCGCTTAAAGACCGATGGGCCGCGAAAGTTGATTTTCGCGGTCCGAACGATTGTTGGGAATGGCAAGCAAGCATTTCTTCAGGCGGATATGGCCACATTGGCGACGATTATTGCGGACGCCTACTTACCGCCCATCGCGTGGCATGGCAGATTTATCATGGCAATATCCCGGAAAAAATGTATGTACTGCATTCATGCGACAACACGCTTTGCGTGAACCCTGCGCACTTGTTTCTGGGAACACAGACCGACAACATGCACGACATGGTGCAGAAAGGTAGGCACCGGCGCGGCAGGGTCAATGCTACCCATTGCCCCTACGGGCATGAATATACAGAACAAAATACTCTCTATGAAAAGATCAGAAATGGTCGATCCACCATGCGACGATGCAAAATGTGCAGAAAAATTGACAAACGAACTTGGAGATAGAACCCATGGCCCATGAAAAGTTTACCGGGTTCATGCACGCACATGAACCCATCATGCTTTCGGTGAAAACGCGCAAACAGGCCGAACGGCTGGCAATCATGCTCGAAATGCTGGATGAGCATTCCGAGAATGCGCCGCCGATACCTTGCCTGATTATGCTCACGCCAAGCCGCAACGGCCATAGCGTGGTGCTCTGCCGCGCCTGTCTCCAGATTGCGCGCCAACAGATGCTCGAAATCACAAGCGTCATTGCCGACATGCTTCTGATCCCGAGTGTCGAAGAAGAGAAAGCAGAGAGAACCCATGGTCGCAAAGAAAAGTGAACCTGTTTATTATCCTATTCGGGCATATGTCCCGATGGGCGAGCGCGTTGCGCTCTATGCTCTGATGATCGCAATTATCATCGTTTGCATATCCGTAAGGCTGGTGACTTGACAGCCCATAGTCAACGTGATTATGTGCATCATCGTTCAACAAACACAGGAGTACAGACGACATGGCTAAAGCACCTCAGACCACTTCACAGGCGGGCGCAACTGTGGGCGGTTTCTTCATTGCAATGGGCGAAGCCCCTCCGGAAGTCGTGCGCCGCGTTGGAGCGGCCACCAGCCCCGTTGCGGAAGCGATGAAGGCGATGCCCGCGCCAGCCAATGGCAAGATCGCGCAATTCTTCGTCCCGGTCAGCGTGCCGGATACGATCACTGATCCGGTGGAGCGTGAGAAGGCGCTGAAGGAAGAGGCGCGCAAGACCAGCAACCGCCTGTCCGGTATCGCGCGCCGGATCGCGAAGGGCGACGAGAGCGTGAACTTCGCGCTGCGGACGAAGAAGGAAGGCGATGCTCTGGGCATTCGCGTGTACCGGATCGCGCCGGTAACTGCAACGGCCTAACGGCTTGGTCTGACGTACGTTAGGCTTTTGCACTGGTGAATGCCCCTGTACCCCCGTACAGGGGCATTTGCTTTTTACAGGAGGGCGGCATGGCAACAGATTTCCCGTTTATGGACGTGTATAACAAGGCCAAAAAGTTGGCCGACACGGGCGCAAAGGTGTACCAGAAGTTTACTTGTGACGGCTGCGGATCGCGCCTCACAATAGAAGAGCCGAACGTGTTCCATGAGTTGGGCACATGCGACAAATGCCCCACAGTCACGGACATTAAAAAGAAGGGGTGTAACTTCATGTACATCATGGGTTTAAACGCAAAATGATTGTGCCCGACAGCGAATGCCTGCATTGCAGCAAAATCATTAACGGCGCTATTCAAGTGAATGGCGATCAAATGCCATCGCCCGGTGACTATTCAATCTGTGTTTATTGCGGTCACCTCATGGTATTCGGCGATAATCTCATATTGCGCAATCCGCTTCCTATCGAGCTTAATGCAATTGCTGGCGAGCGGGTGCTACTCAAAGCGCAGGAAATAGCGGCGGCATTCAGAGAGGGAAAGAATGAAGATCGGTGACCTGACGGACCCCGCCGCCGTGCTGGAGCGTTTCATCCAACACAATCAAGTCACCTCGAAACTCAATCCCGTGGTCGGCATGACAATTGCACGTACGATTGTGCAGGAGCAAGCTGAGAACACAATCATGGCAATGGTAGAGATACCGTTGCGCGAGGCGTACGATATGTACGTACTCACCAATGGCGAGCATGATGATGCTGGCGAGGATCGCGACAATTGGGAAGCGGGATTAGACGATGTTGTAGAGAACCTATTTTTACCGTATGAGAAGATGGTTAGCGCCGACTGGTTTGGGCGCAGCGTGATTGATACCCGTTTAAACGAACGGCCCCAGACCGGCCCTGATGCGATCCGGCGATTGACCCTTAGCTTCGCACATGAGGTGTGGCATAATCTCACCCATGTGCTTCAGGACGATGGGGAGGGGTCAAAAGAAACGGTGGAATTGACCACCGCCAAGATTTTATCGGCAGTTGGCATTGTGCGGGCCGATATCGAGGCGTTGATAGCAGAGCAACCTGAAACACAACCGAAGGAACAGCTAATGACGAAAGCGATGGAAGCGGTCACCGAAGACTTGAAAGGCTATATCGAATTGAGTGGCATGAGCCAGCCCGACGCCGTGGCGTTGCTGGAGAACGCAATCGACAGCGACGATGGGCTAGCGCTGTCTGGTATCAGCCAGCTAGGCGGCACGAAGGAAGATGCCGACGCATTGCGGGCATTCGTGCGTGAGCAATTCGAGTGCGACGGCAAAGACCTGTACAACATCATCGTCCATGGCGCAACACTCTCCGCACCGGCAACCAACGGAAGCGATGAAGAGGAAGACGAAGACGAAGAGGCAGCGCTGGCGGCAATGATGGGCGATGCACCCCCGCCACCCCCGCCGCTGGACCCCACGCTGGTCAAGCACCGCAGGATGCGCGAGAACAAAGAGCCGCTGATTGGTGCCATTCCGGTCAAGGCGTTCCAGTTGATCCGCGAGTTTTCCAACGTCAAGGATGAAAACGTGGGCGCTATGCTGGGCGTCAGCCGTCAGACGTTCATCAACTATAGCAAGGGCAAGCCGCAGTTGATGCCATCCTATGAACAGCGCAATGCGTTGCTCAATATGCTGCAAGAACAGCGCAACGGCATTGATGAAGCGTTTAAACTCATCAACGAGACAGCGCACAATCCAGTATCGTCCACCGGGCTACAGGCACACCCATACCCCCCGCGCAAATGACCAAGCACACACCCGAAGACGTTGCGACTGAACTCACGAAAGCGCTGGCCAACAAAGGCTTGCTCATAGAAGCAGGCTTTGCGGCTTTCGCGCATTTCGTTGTCCCGAATGCAACGGTAAAGCAAATCATTGAACTGCGCTATGCGTTCATGTGCGGGGCGGACCACCTCTATAGCTCCATCATGAACATCATGGACCCCGGCAGCGAACCAACGGACGCTGACTTGCGACGCATGGAATTGATCGACAAAGAAATCAGAGCATGGCGTGAACAAGTCACCAAGGACGCGGGACCAAGTGAACACTGAGAGCGAGCAAAGCAGCGACTTCCTCAAGCGCGTATTAGACGCACTTGATATGCCGTTGCTTGAGGTGTCACACCGCTTTGATATCCCGCTTACCACTTTGCTTGAAATGTATAAGGGAACGCGACTGGAAATCGCTGCCGTGGATCACGATGAGTTTTGGGTACTCGTTGCTGGTTATGTGGATGAACGGATAGCGCAACTCATGTCCGTACGCGAAGAGTTGCAACGCAAGCTGTCAAAAGAGCGCAAGATAAGAGCGGCGCATAGACTGAGGATTGAAGAGCGATGAAATACAACACCGGCGCAGTCGCCATCGTGGCCAAGTCCATTGCGTCCGCACGTCACGCAATCCTGCAATATGGCGTCTGCGACATTCCCTATCCCGCCGACGACCAGATCACGGTCATCCCGTCCATTCTGATCGTTACCACCGAGGGGGACGCGGTGGGTATGCCACCGGGCATTAAATGGGCGCTGGTGGATGGCGCGGACCCCACGGTGGTGCTTATCATGAAAGCCCGTTCCGGTCCGCAACAGCGGATCGACCAAGTGATCCAAGCCCTGAACGAGGAATACGCAATCGACCCCCGCAAACTCCAGTCCTGAAAGGACCGCCAGCATGACCACGAACGTCAAGGATGCGCCCTATGGAGCCAAAGGCGACGGCACCACCGACGACAGCGCAGCGATCCAGCGGGCTTTTGACGCCGCTGACAGGGAGATTTATTTCCCCCGTGGTCGCTACCTCCTGAGCCGCCCGGTCAACTTTGAAACCCCGAACCTGAACTTCCGCTATTTCGGGGAACCGGGCGCGCACATCCTCGGCAACTTTCCGGACGCCTTGTTTAAACGCAGCGTGCAGTCACCCATTGGCGGCATCCATGTGATCGAAAACCTGCTTTTCGAGAACGGCCACCCCTCCGGTAAATGCCTGATGATCCACTCTTGCGTGACGGGGAAGATCACCAATTGCGGCTTCCAAGGCAAATGTGCCGTGGGCGTTGAAACATTCAACAGCCAATGCCTCACCATGGACACTTGCTATGTCATTGGCATTGGTGGCGTGGGCATCATGGCAGGCAATGCGACCAGCCTGATGAACTGCGACGTGACCGGCTGCCATGAAGGCGTGCGCCATCAGAACCTAGGCATGGTCGTGATGGGTGGGCGCTACGAAGTGAACGGCATTGGTATTCACCTTGGCATGAATGAAAAGGGCGAGGTGTTCCAATCGACCGGCGTGAAAATCAGCGGGCTTTCGATGGAAAGCAACGACTATGGCATCTATGTGCGTTCCGGTGCATCCATCACCATCGACGCGAACGCCATCACGAACAACGTCGAAGGCAAGCACGCGGGCTTTTATGTCCATGACGGCGAAGAAATCATGTTCACGGGCAATGGCGTAAGCAGCGGCACGCATGGCTTCACCGACGCTGCAATCTACCTGAACAACCCGAAGCAATCCGTGTTCATGGGCAACCGGATCAATGTCGGCAAAGGTAAGGACTGGCGTATGCCGGAAGGCATTGAAGGCCGCAACCTGCGTTTCGACGCAAATCTACCACCCGCCCCACTATGATTTGGATATACAAGTACAAGATCGACATGCTGCTTGGCGGCATCATTGTCGGTTTTGTACTTGGCCTGTGGGCAGGACGGATCATCCCCTAACTTGGAGAGCATCATGACAGCATCAATCGAGCAAAAGGCAGCCGACGGTTTCGCAGCAATTCAACAGATCGTAAAAGAGCGGGACGCATTGCTAAAGCAATGCAGCACGCAAGAGAACGTCATCGCGCGGCTGCAAGCGATTAACGAAACCATAGAGCGGCAGCATACGCTCTTGGTGGCGGAACGTGACCATTATATGAAGCAGACCATGCTGTTGATGGGCCAAATCAATAACGTGGCGAGCATCGCCAATCAGGTGCGTGACGAAAGCCGGAATATCCTCCGCGATATTGTCGGCCCGCGTGGTCAAAGCGCGGAGGAACTGACGCGGGAGATTGAAGCCGAAATGCCCCGTTTCATCGAAGGGCTAAGGACCAACGGCACCCGTCCGTCATGACTGATGACGACAAGCCGACACTTCTGCGTTTAAAGACGCTGCGGGAAGCGGAGCTAATCGTCAATGTCAGCGCTGAACTTTCTGGCGGGCTTCATGATTGGCCACCTTATGTGCAGGATCGTATTTACAAAGCGGTGGAAAAGCTGGAAGAGCGCACAGGAGTTAGATGGAGCATCGTTGCCAGTCGCAGCGACACTGACGTTGATAGCGGCCCATTTCTCCACGTTGTAGCCATAGCCAAGCAATGAGTGTCGTCATTGGCGTTGACCCCGGTATCGGCGGCGCACTCGCACGCTATGACGGTACCGACATGACCATCATGGATATTCCCGGCTATCAGATGATGGTAGGCCGGAAGACGCGCCGACGCATCGACGCCGTGGAGCTAATCGACTATTTCGAGCTACAGAAAGCAATGGGCGCGGAGCTAGTCATTATTGAAGCCGTTGGCGCTAGGCCAAGGCAAAGCGGCATGTTTGTATTCGGCTATACCGTAGGCTTAATTTACATGGCTTGTGTAGCCGTGAAGCTGCCGATTGAAACCGTCCCTAGCCAAGTCTGGAAGCGTATGCTCAACGTGCCGGGGAAGGGAACGGGCGATCCGAATGCCATCATGCACCGGGCCGATGAAATCATGCCGCAATTCAGCGGGCTATGGCGCGGTCCTAACGGCGGCAAGCTGATGGATAGAGCGGAAGCGGCCATGCTGGCATACTATGGATTAAAACACGCATTGCATGGGATAACGCAAGTCAATATCCGTGATCCTGAGTGGTGGCTGGCATATAAAAGAGCGCAAACAGGTGCATAATGGGGTTGCATCCAATTGACGTGGCATTGCAATTTCTAGCGATCCTAGCTATCGTGATCGTGGCAATGCTGGTTCTGGCATTGATAGCAGGACGATTGGGTTGATCGTTTAAACATGGAGGGCAAATGCCTAAAGAATGGGAAGCGGAATGTTTGCAATGGTGGGGACGCATACTCACAGGAGTACGTGCACATTATTGCCCGACATGGGACCACCTACCCGTTGACGAAACCATAATCATTTCAGAAGCGGAGCTATGTTCATGCCGACGCATCAGACGTTTCGGTATCAAGAAGAAGGCGCAGCGTGGCTAGCTAGCCGCGACCGCGCCGGATTGCATGACGAAATGGGCGTGGGCAAAACAGCCACCGCATGGCGCGCGGCGGATATGTTAAATGCAAAGCGGGGCATAGTCATATGCCCCGCCCATCTTCGGGAGAACTGGATAGGCGAGCATCACAAATTCGCTCACATGACACGCCGCCTCTGCAAAGGCGAAGAAACAAACGATTTTAATGCGTGGTCCCGTGGACGTTTCGATACCCTGATTACGTCCTATGAACTGGCAACGAAATGGGCGTCCGACATATATAACAGCGGGGAAGTGCTGGACTTCCTGATATTCGATGAAGCGCATTATTTGAAGAACACTCATACGGCACGGGTTAAAGCATTGATGGGTCCAGATCATGACGGACGCGATAGCATCATGGCGTGGGCTATACACATATGGCACTTGACCGGCACACCCATGGCGAATGATCCCGCCGACATATATACTTTCCTGAAAATGTGCTGGGCAACATCACTGAAAAAGGACGCATTCATTCAACGCTACTTCAAAATAATTCAGACGCGCTATGGAACGCGCCAAGAGCCAAAGGATGACATGGTGCGGGAGTTGCAAACCTTGATAGGCAACAATGCCATCCGGCGCACGCAAGCAAGCGTGGGCCTACAGCTACCGCCCATATTCTTGACTTCGACGCTGGTGGACGGGGATACCGATGCAATCCGCAAGCTGATATCGGAGCACCCCGGACTGGAGCAAGCGATCATCAATGCAATCGAGCAGGGTGGTCTATCGTTCCTTGACGCACAGCATATTGCAACCTTGCGCCGACTGGTTGGCGAAGCGAAAGCCGTGCCATATTCCCATATGCTGCTTGAGGAACTGACAGGTGGCGACACCGGCAAGCGGGTGGTCTATGGTATCCATAGGCAAGCGCTCAAGACGCTGAAAGACTTCCTCTGGGACAACCGTATCTATTCCGTTCTGGTACAAGGCGGCATCAAGGAAGAAGACCGTATGGTGGCGGTCAAAGAGTTTCAAGAGAACCCTGAATGCCGGGTGTTTATTGGCAACATGCGTGCGGCGGGAACGGGACTGACACTGACGGCGGCATACCGTATTGATATGTTTGAAAGTGATTGGTCACCCGCTGGTAATGCCCAAGCTATCAAGCGCGTACATAGGATAGGGCAAGCTCATAATGTCCATGCACGCTTCGTCACACTTGCCAACAGCATAGATGAAATGGTCAATAAGGTCGTCGCGCGTAAAACCGCAATGATCGCAAGTATCGAGGGGGTCGCCATGAATGCGGCACCCCTTGATGTTCTCGCCTGAACCTGTTTTACTCGTTAATGCAACAATGGAGGTGCAGCAAATGAAGCCGTCTATCACACTGAATTTCGACACTATTTCGGAAATGAACATCTTCATGGCGATGCTTGAAGGTGTGACCCCAAACGCTCCTGCCGCCTCGCCGGTCCCGGCTGGACACCCTGCCCCGCCCCCTATTGCGCCACAGGGCGCACCGCAGCCGGTCCCTGCTCCGACACAAGCCCCGCCGCCCCCGCCGCAACAGGCCGCTCCACCGCCCCCTGCCGGTAACGGCGCGGACGCGGGAGCGTCGATGGCAGAGGTGATGAAGGCAATGGCTGACTACGCCAAAACCCACAAAGCTGCCGGGGTCCGGAATGTCCTGTCCCATGTCCAGTTGGGCAAGGTGACAGAGGCGAACCCTGCCCAACTCGTCTGGCTCTTGGCTGCGTTCAATTCCAACCAGCCCTATGCCCTCGCCACTTGAGCGCGTTTAAACATGGAACACGCGCTGCGACTGCATGCGAAGTACAACGCCTCTGCCGCCTATCGGTGGATGGTCTGTCCCGGCTCCGTTGCGCTCGTAGCGCGTGCTCCCCGACTGCCGCCTGACAGATGGCAGCAAGACGGCACCGACGCACACGAATTACTCGATTACGCACTGAAGAACCGTTTCCGCGATGCACGCGAAGCCTCAATCATGGCGGATCGCATTGCGAAGGATACGCACCCCGACGCTGGCGAGCGTATCGACGCCGTACAACAGGCGCTAGATTTCGTATGGGATTTGCTGGACGCGCATGATGATGCAATCATGTACGTGGAGCATAAATTCAAATTCCCAAGTGATGTGGCACCCAACGACGCATATGGTACATGCGACGTAGCAATTCACATTCCCAGTTTGGCGTTGTTATATGTCATCGACTATAAGCATGGAATGCAGCTTGTTGAGGTGGACGAAAACAAGCAAGCGCTGTACTACGGCACTGGTGCTGTACTTGGCAGCGGCGGTATGGAAGCCGACACTATTGCGCTGGTCATAATTCAACCACGGGCCTTTCATCCGCGTGGACGCATACGCACAGCATTCGTGACGCGCGAACGTCTTGAGCAATTCGTTTATGATGTGGACATTGCAATCATGGCTGCAATGGTGCCAAATGCGCCACTCATACCGGGCAATCATTGCGGATACTGCGAAGCCAAGGTAATATGTCCCGCACGCGAACGAATGGCGTTAAAGGTGGTGGATAACATGGTCGCCAGCTTCAAGGATATTACCAAAGCGCAATTGTCGGAACCCGTGGACCTTTCACTGGAGCGGTTGATATTGATAAAGCAGCACGCAAAGGATATGCGTGCATTTCTGGATGACGTGGAAGAAGCCCTATACCTTTATGCCATGCAGGGTAACGAAGTCCCCGGCTATAAGCTGGTGGAAGCGCAAGCCCGCCGTAAATGGCACGGCGATCCAAAGCAGATAGCCGACAACCTCATGGCGTTGATGCAGACCCCATTCCTAGACGATGTATACCCGCGCCAGCTTATCACCATTACCGAAGCCCAAGCGCAGATTAAGACGGCTCTAAAGAACCAGCCGGGCCGCAAAGTCACAGCCAAGGACGCCACCGAAGAAGCAAAAATAGCCCTAGCAACGCTCACGCTCAAGGAAAGCAGCGGAAAGATCACTTTAGTCGAAGCCTCAGACCCCAGACCCCCTATCGACCGTTCGGCGGCAGCGGTTGGTCAGATCACAGTAGTGCCGCCCTCAAGCCCAAGCGTAGGAGAGTAAGTATGTTGACCACCGGAATGAGAGACAGCCAAGTTGGCGATGCGTGGATCAAGGAAATGTGCGAGGCGAACCCCGTGCAATGGGTCCGCACCGACAAGGGCGAACAGACGGCCAACCTGTTGTCTGGCCCTGTTCGTCTGTGCTTCTGCGATGCGCTGATGGAAGCAAAGCCGCAGATGCGCAGCGACCCCAACAGCAAGAAGGCGTTCGGCACCACGATGCTGTTCACGCCATTCACCGACTATACCCTGTTCTGGCAGGAGTATTATCGGATCGCGGCTGCGGAGTTTGCCAGTCACTATAACGCGGAGAAGAACCAGTATTATGGGTTGGACAACCCATTCTACGACCAAGGCACAAAGCAGAAATTCGGGGGATACACTCCCGGATTGATGGCGATGAATACCACATCGCAATTCAAGCCCAGCGTGGTCGATACGCGCAACAACCCCGTCACTCCGGATAAGGTGTATCCCGGTGTATGGGCAATCGTCGCGTTGAACCCATACGCAAGCGGCAAGAATGCGCCGCGCAAAGGCCCGCGTTTTGGCTTGCAGGCTGTCGTCATCATTGGCGACGACAAGCCACTCTCTGGCGGCGGCATCGACCCCCGGCAGGCATTCGCGGGTGTCAAGGTCAAGCCCCCGGTGGTCGTCCCTCAAGCGGCCTTCGGACAGCCCCAGATGCCCCCACAGACAGGGAATGCGATGGCGGCATATCCACCACCCACCCAAGCCGGAACACCCCAGCCGCCCCCTCCCGGCAAGGATGACGAAGACCTGTCACAATATCAGTGATGACGTGGACGAAGCTCATATCGACATTGAAAGCGGCAGCGCGACTGACCTTCGTAAGGCTGGCGTGTACCGCTATGCCGAATGCGAGAGCACCCGCGTATGGGGCTTCGCGTACTCAATGGACGGGTATGAGATACGAGAATGGCGTCAGGGGTTTCATCCCCCTGACGCTCTCCTAGACCATATCGGCAGCGGCGGTATCATCCACGCGCATGGCGCGGCGTTTGAACGGACGATGTGGAATAAAGTCCTTCTGCGGCACCAGCCGGGTTGGCCGCGTTTAAACATCAAACAGCAACGCTGTACCATGGCCCGTGCGGCTGCCGTAGGGTTGCCGCAGGACTTGGAGCGGCTGGGCGAAGTGCTGAACCAGCAAAACACCAAAGACAAAGCTGGTGCCGCTGCCATGCGCAAGATGAGCAAGCCGCGCCGGATCGTAAACGGCAATATCGAATGGTGGGACGCGCCGGAATTACTTGATGCCAACATGACTTATTGCAAGCAGGACGTACGCACGGAAGCAGAAGCCAGCCACCTCTTGCCGCCGCTCTCGAAAAGCGAGCAGGAGATTTGGTTCCTAGATCAAACAATCAACGACCGTGGTATATTCATCAATACCGACGCGGTTACGCGTGCCGTTGACGTGGTTGAATACGCGAAGCACCAAGCTAATAAACGCATGAGAGAGATAACGGGTGGTGTAGTAAAGAAGTGTACCGAAGTCGCACAGATAGTGCGTTTTATTCAATCGCGCGGTATAGGCTGCGAAGCACTACGCAAGGGGGACCACGATGAAATCATGTTACTTGGTGATATTGCTGGCGATCCCGTTGTCCGTCAAGTCGTGGAATTACGACGAGAAGCTTCAAAGACTTCCACCGCAAAATATGCCGCTATGCTCCATTGCGTCTGTTCTGATGGACGGCTTAGAGGACAATTCGCTTATCATGGTGCTGGACCGGGACGTTGGGCTGGGCGACTGGTACAACCACAGAACCTTGTACGAGTGGATGCAGAAACAGAAGGCGATATGGTCAGGTTCGTTGACGATATTCTCGACATGCCAATATCATCTATGGACGCATACGAATTGATACGCATGGCGGGATACCCGGTGTTGCCCGCACTGGCAAAGGCAATGCGATCAATGTTGATGGTGCCGCAATGACTAAACACAAACTGGTTGACGATACGCTTATTGTAGATAATACAGGCATAATAGCGCGTTGCCAATGTGGATGGATTTCCCGTGGGCATTTCAGTTCAATGAGTGCGTCAGTTGATTTTCAAGAACACCTTGAAACACACAGCACGGGCAATAAGCGATATCCGCGCGAAGAGGATGACGAAGACAATTACGAAGGCGCATAAAATGCGTTTCATAGGCGGCGACTTTGCCAATATCGAAGGTCGTATAAACGCATGGCTGGCTGGCGAGGCGTGGAAGCTGGAAGCCTTTGAAGCCTACGACCTAGGCTATGGACCAGACCTGTATAAAGTCACCTCTTCAGGGATCACGGGGAAGCCCGTGGAGAGCGTCACCAAGATCGAACGTCAGACCACCGGGAAAGTACCGGAGCTAGCCTGCGGCTATCAAGGGGGCGTGGGCGCATTCATTACGATGGGTCAAACACAGACACCACCGCTGCACCCGGAAGACATGGTAGTGCCCGTGCGCAACGCCACCCCGCCCGAAGCATGGGAGAAGATGCTTGAGCGCTATGAGACAGCGCATGACAAGCGCGGCCTGAAGACAGAGGAATGGGCGGCGATCAAGCTGGTGGTCACCGGCTGGCGCGCAAAGAACCCCCGGATCGTAGCAGGATGGTGGGAGCTACAGGACGCAGCCGTGCAAGCCGTGGCCTATCCCGACAACCCCGTGCCGGTCTATGGTGGACGCTGCACCTATCTTTGCGCGGGCGGCTGGCTTTATTGCCAACTGCCAAGCGGCAGGATCATCCACTATGCCAATCCGTGGATCAAACAGACCAAGCAAATCCTCGTGGAATATGATGGTCGATGGATCAACATTGAAGACGTGCCGGTGCCCGAAGGGCAATTCCTGTCCTATGCCGAAGACGACATACCCCTATTGAAGATGATGGGATATGAAGTCTATGAGCGTATGAGAAGCACTGTGCATTTCATGGGCCTCGATAGCGAGACAAAGCAGTGGGTCAGCAAAGCCCTCTATGGCGGTCTGCAATGCGAGAACATCGTGCAAGGCACCGCCGCCTGTCTACTGCGGACTGCAATGAAGCGGGTGGAAGCGGCGGGCTATCCGCTGGTGCTGCACGCTCATGATGAACTGCTTTCCGAAGTGTCAAGTGACTTCGGGAGCGTAGCTGAATACAAAGCGTTAATGGGGAAGCCAGAGCCATGGATGACGGGGTTACCAATCTCAGTGGAGGCGTGGGAAGACGTAAGGTACGTCAAATGAATATCTATACTGATGCCGAAACCCGGCTGATGCAATTCATGCAGGATCAAGGGTTTGATAACGACATAGCAATCAAACTGATATACGATATGCTATATCCGCACGGCGATGCGACGGAAAGCAGGATGATGCAACAGTATATTGGTTCTCTCATTAGTCGGCTGAATAAAAAGCTGACGGTATACAAGATCGTCCCCGGCAAGCTGAAGCGCACCTATCGTATCACAGCCGTCACTTAAAACATGGGGTGGGTCATGTCGATACAACTCGCCGCCGCGTTGGCTATGGCTAGGCGCGGTTTCAAAGTGTTTCCCCTGCGTGCTTGGGGTAAAAGACCAGCCATAAACGCGTTCCAGCACGCCGCCACATGCGACGAGAATACCATACGCGCATGGTGGAACGTGGAACCCAGATACAATGTTGGCATTCTGACCACGGGCTTAGTGGTTGTGGATATTGACGTGAAGAACGGGAAGGATGGGATCAATGCCTACATTACGCATGGTGGTCATTTTGACACCTTTGTGGTTAAGACCCCAACGGGAGGCTATCACTGTTATTTCAACGGGCCTATATCTAAACTTGCGGCTGGAGTTTTCTCCGGCGTGGACATTCGTGCGTACAACGGATACGTTGTCGGGCCGGGTTCTATAGTAGACGCGAAACTCAGCGGCGAAGATAACATCAAGGTGACGGGTGAATATGTTATCGACCACGATAACGGTGGCAATGCCGAAGACCTGTCATGGGTTCCCCTTTCCATAGAGAGCAAGCTTGAGAAACCCGGTGTCCGTGCCCGCATAGACTTCAGCGTTGAGATAGATACGATCACGGCGATCCTGAATGCAACGGAATGGCTCAAGGCTGCGGAGCCAGCCATTGAGGGCATGGGCGGCGATAACCGGACCTATGAGACAGCCGCCAAGCTGGTGCGGGACTTCGCCCTGTCCCCTGAAACGGCATTCCAGCTACTCTGGCAGAACTGGAATGAGCGCTGCATACCGCCATGGCCAGAGTACCAGCTTTGGCATAAGGTGGAGAACGCCGTCGCATACGGGAAAGGACCGCTTGGCGCGGCGCGACCGGAAGCCTACTTCAGTAATGTACAGCTAGTAACCGTTCCGCAGCTTGTTCCTGCTACGCAAGAGCAAGGCATATTAATTACGGATGATCCGTTGAATGCTATGAAAATAGGTGACCGCCCGTGGCTGATTGAGCGGCTTATGCTCAAAGAGGACGTAACCGTACTTGCTGGTCATGGTTCAGCGGGTAAGTCGATATTCACTTTGACAGCTATTTGCCACTTCGCCTGTGGCAAGAATTTTGATCCGTATAAGTTGAAAGACAAACGCCCGTTGCGTTTCCTGATTTATAACGCGGAGGATGGTCTTGAAGAACAGTCTCGCCGTATGCTTGCAATATGCTATGCGTTTAACCTCGATTATGAATTGGTGCAATCAAACATAAAAATCCTAGATAAGGCCAAAAACGAATTAACATTAGCAAAGACAATATCCAACACACCTATACAGAATGATGATTTAATCACCAGCATAATTAAAACTGCACTGCATAAGAATGTTGACGTAATCGTATTTGATCCGCTGGTAAACCTCCATACTTGTAATGAAAATGATAATGGCCAGATGCGTTTCGTTATGAGCATACTTAACCGGATTGCTTGTGAAACCAGAACATCAGTGTTCATTACACATCATACGACCAAAGGAAGTACAAAAGAAAGTAAAGGCGATCCAGACACTATACGTGGTGCGAGTGCGATCATAAATAGCGCACGTATATCACTGATGATATCGTCAATAACCGACGAAGATCGAACAGAATTAAATATAACGGAAGAAGATCATAACTCCTACGCCCGCATAGACGACGCCAAAGCCAATATGTATATGAAGACGGGCAAAGCTAGTATGTATATCCAATGGAAATCAACTAAGATGTTACTGACCAATGATTATGTTGGCGTCCCATCACCTTTCTCGTATAAAGACAAAACATTAAAGCAAAGACAGGATATGGCGACTATCATTATTGACGAGCTATTGATGATGGGAAAAGGATCAATGACCGTAACAGACGCGGCGCGTGTAGTAGCGCGGGAGAATAATTTATACGCAAAAATGAGCGAACCCACCTTAAGAAGACGCATTCAGACGTGGTTCAAAACGCCGGTCAAGGTTGAAGGACGCGCCGAACATATTGTGTTAAAAAAGGAAGGCGAGCTATGGGTACTACAGTTGGGATGATCGTTTAAACGCAAGCTCTCAGGAGGCTCACCAGATGCCCTCTCCCCGGACCTGTCCCGAGTGCGGCCACTCCGTTTCTGACAAGCGGGTGACCGCCCTCTTCTGTTCTGACCACTGCCGCCAAGCGTTCAACCGACGCCGCAGGGATCGCGGCGCGGAACTTT